ATGGCTACCCATGTAAAATGGACTAAATGTCATGGTAGACCCGTTGCATTGTATGTTAGGGCCATATACCTGACGTGACGACGCACCGTTGTTTTGAAACTGCACGGCTTGGTTCGTCACATTACCCGTAGCAGCAGCTACAGGATTTGAATTGTTGTGAGTCTCTCCTTCAGCTAGTACTGGACTGCTTATTGTGAGAAGACAGAGTAGGAGTTTGTGGTAGAGTTTATTGTATAATCTGTTGTGATATCCCATTTTTCTATAATTCCAGCGGCTCTAGTTGTAGTTTCCATCTGCCACGCTTTGGTATCATCTTTAACAGAAAAAGTAGTATCGGCAGCAGTGATGTTTCCTGATGGGGTTACATTAGTACCTGACCAAGTTTTAACAGCACCTCCCATTACCTCTTTTTTCGTAACTTCCTTTATAGTTTGAGTGGTAGTTGTTGTGCTTGTCATCGACCCTGTAGTAAACTGAGGGGTGACAGTATTAGCTCTTGCTACTGCGGGTGATAACAGAGCTAAGAGTATGATTAGATTCTTCATACTTTTGGTTGTTTGTCTTTTTCGCCTTTTGTTCTACCTGTAGATAGCCCAAATGTTGCTAGGGCTCCCGTAAAAATCGAAGCCACGAACGTGATGTCCGATGATGCTCCAGTCTTTTTAACCATAGGTAGCTCTACGTAGTTTAGTGTAATGATAAAACCAGACCAGATAACTACGCCTAGACGCACCATGGCTCCTAGTATTTGCATCTGTTCGTCATGG